ATGATGGCATTATTACTGGAGCCACTGCAGTTCACCTTTATGAGTCACGCACTGCTGATTTCACTGGTAGTTTCCATACCCTGTGCGCTGCTGTCGGTCTTTCTGGTCCTGAAAGGTTGGGCACTGATGGGTGACGCGATGAGTCATGCGGTTTTTCCTGGCATCGTGCTTACCTGGATTCTGGGGTTACCTCTGGCTACAGGGGCATTCGTCGCCGGAGTATTCTGCGCGGTGGCGACGGGATACCTGAAAGACAACAGCCGAATCAAGCAAGATACAGTTATGGGGATTGTTTTTTCTGGCATGTTTGCCGCAGGTCTGATCTTGTATATTGCAATCAAACCAGACGTACATCTTGACCATATTCTTTTCGGCGACATGCTCGGGATAACCATCGGCGATATAATCCAGACGGTGATTATTGCCGGGCTGGTTACACTTGTTATTAGCGTAAAATGGCGGGATTTTTTGCTGTTCAGCTTTGATTATCAACAGGCGCAGGTAAGCGGTTTGCATACGAGATGGCTGCATTATGGGCTGCTGTGCATGGTTTCCCTGACCATTGTGGCGACGCTGAAAGCAGTAGGTATCATTCTCTCTATTTCTCTGCTCATTGCGCCTGGCGCCATTGCAGTACTCCTGACACAACGCTTTCATATTGCGCTCCTACTGGCGACTGGCATATCGGTAATAGTGTCAATGACTGGTGTCTGGCTGTCCTTTTTTATCGACAGCGCACCAGCTCCGACGATTGTCGTCTTATTCGCGGTCGTGTTCATCATGACGTTTACCGTTACCAGCATCAACGCACGCACAAAGGGAAACGCCCATACACAGGATCTGTTATCACCCAATTAGCACAATATCCGAGGACAGCATCGTCCGCCAGCGTCCGCCAGCCTACAGAAGTTCGGAAAGCCATGGAAGGTCGTTGGGAGGAGGTACGAATTCTATCATGCAAAAAATACGTAAAATCGATAACGCCTAGAAATCATTCAATACTCGCACTATCGAAAGTTTACCAGCCAACCGCGGCACGTTCCTGCATACGACGTGCCGCAGCTTCTGTTATTCCACGATAAAATTCCTAACCGAATTCAAATCCTTCAGACTATTCAGCTCTTCCTTCAGCTCCCGCTGACGGCGATAAATCGTAAGCGCCCCGAGAAGTACGTAGCGTAAGGATTATTTTACAGACGAGAAGTTCCAGGGCAGCAGTTCATGCACTTGGTTCGACGGCCAGTCATTGAGCTTCTCGATCACTTCGCGCAACCAGTCCTCCGGCTCCACTTCGTTCTGTTTGCAGGTGACCAGCAGACTGTAGATGATCGCCGCACTTTCTCCTCCCTTGTCTGAGCCGAAAAAGAGATAATTTTTTCTTCCAACCGCCACCGATCGTAACGCGTTTTCACCGATGTTGTTGTCTATTTCCACCCAGCCGTCACGACAGAACTCGTTCAGCGCATTCCAGTGATTCAGGATATAGTCGAACGCCTTCGCCATCTCCGCATGTTTCGACAGCGTTTTCCTCTGCAACTGTATCCAGTCGTACAATGACTGCATCAACTGGACGCTTCTGGCTTTTCTGACTGCAAGCCGTTCCTCTGCCGGACTGCCACGTATCTCCGCTTCTATGTCGTATAACTCTGCTATCCGTCTGAGCGCTTCCTGAGTCATTTCTGTCGGACGGCGCACATCCTCGTCATGGATTTTTCGGCGGGCGTGGGCCAGGCACCCGGCTTCCTTCACCCGGCCCGTTTCGTACAGTACGTTATAACCTGCATAGGCATCAGCCTGCAGTACGCCCTGATACTTTGCCAGGTGGAGCTGCGGATGTTCTCCTTTGCGATCTGCCGAATACGCGAACCAGACGGCTGCCGGCAGGGATGAACCCGCATTACGATCATCCCTGACGTATACCCACAGACGACCCGTTTTCGTCTTTCCGTTCCCCGGGGCCAGTACTTTCACCGGAGTGTCATCTGCGTGCACCTTTCCTGCCTCCAGAACATAGTCATTCAGCGCTATATACAGAGGACGGAGTTTGTCTGCCATTTCTGATACCCAGCGCACCATGGTATTACGGCTCAGCTCCACGCCCTGTCGCGCGTATATTTCTGACTGGCGATATAAAGGGATATGTTCCATATATTTGCTGACCAGGATCCGTGCAAGTAACCCTGCACTGGCATAACCGCGTTCGATCGGTTTAGGGGGAAGTGGTGCCTGAACGATGACATCACACCGGCTACAGGCCAGTTTGGGACGTATGGTTTCGATAACTTTAAAGGCGGTATTAATGATATCCAGTTGCTCTGAGATTGTTTCCCCCATTTCTTTCAGAACACCTCCACAGGCCGGGCAACTGGTTTCAGCAGGCAGAAGGCGATGTGTCTCCCGGGGAAGTTCTGCCGGCAGCGGTTTTCGTGAAGATTTTCGTCCCGGGGATTCAGGCTTACTGGCGATCGGGTTTTCTGACGGGGGACTGGTGTCAGGTGAATCTGTGACTGACGATGCATCTTCCAGAAGATTTCTGGCTGTGTTCAGCCGGTTTTCCAGTTCCGACAGTCGTTTTTCTGCCTGTCGGATCTGATTTTCAAGCTTATGACGCTTTTTCTCTGAACTCTGGCCGAACAGCATACGACGCAACCTGTCGAGTTGCGCTTTCAGCCGTTCAATTTCCTGCTCATAGCCCGCGACCTGACAGGCATACTGTCGAAGCCGACTCTGTTGCTTACGCAACATGGCTTTAAGCAGCTCAATATCATCGGGGAGTTCATTGTTCATTCCCTTGTTTTATCACGGGTTATATCCGGATGCCAGGCCGTTCTGTCCGTTTGGGATGTTGCCACGCGATCCCCTCCAGTAGCATGGATAACTGAGCTGGCGTCAGGTGCACTTTCCCTTCCCGGGTCACCGGCCAGACGAAGCGGCCCCGTTCCAGGCGTTTGGCGAACAGGCATAACCCGTCACGATCGGCCCACAGTATTTATATGAACGCATCCCGTTTGCAAGGCATCCATTGTTTTGACATGACGGGTAGGTTGCAGCTTTATATCCGGCTTTATTGCAGCCGTAACGCTGCGAGCCCCTATGTAATTCGCCGACTCACCCCTTATTTTCACGGCGGACTTCAAGCCCAAAATACTGTTCAGGTTTAGTGAGTCACGGTCTTACCTGTCTTTGTCATCACTCTGGCCGCCATAGCAACCTTTCAGCATTCACCCTTTTGTTAAGAGTTCATTGTTTAATGGTATCAGCGATTAATATGGTCTGATACTGACGTGGTTCCTGTCATACTTACGGTCATGGGCGGTTATCGCCCATACTGTTCGTGCCAGCTTGTTTGCCATGGCGACGATTGCCACACTGGCTGGACGACGTTTTTTCAGTTCGGTTATCCACGGGCCAGGCTCTTTAGCTACTAATGCCACCGCTCTTGCACCGTGGATAAATAATGTCCTGAGATAAGTGTCACCACGTTTGCTTATCCCCAGCAGACGTACTTTCCCTCCGGAGCCAGTTTGTTTTGGAACCAGACCAACATATGCGGCGAACTCTCGCCCCGATTTAAACGCTGATGCTTCCCCCATGGTGGCCACCGCTGCCGTCGCAATAAGTGGTCCAACGCCAGGAATATCCAGCAACTGAAGTGGTCAACAAAAACTGGCCACCGAGTTAGAGTTTTTCCAGTATCGATTTTCCGATTCGTTTGGGGGGAACCCACCGTTATATTCGTGCGGTCTTAGTGCGCTGTAATATCCAACGATATAGTCCGTTATGGCGTGAGCTGCCTCGCTGAAGCTTACGTAACCCACCACCGGCATCCATTCGTTCTTCAGACTCCTGAAGAAGCGTTCCATTGGGCTGTTATCCCAGCAGTTTCCGCGCCGGCTCATACTCTGTCTGATCTGGTATCGCCACAATAACTGCCGGAACTGCCTGCTCGTATAATGACTGCCCTGATCGCTGTGGAACATCACCCCGCCGGGCTTACCACGGGTTTCCCATGCCATTTCCAGCGCTTTCATGGTGAGCCTGCTGTCCGGCGAGAACGACATGGCCCAGCCCACTGGTTTTATTGCGAACAGGTCGAGAACAACGGCGAGGTACGCCCAGCGCTTACCCGTCCAGATACAGGTCACATCACCGCACCACACCTGATTTGGCTCGGTCACGGCGAACTGCCTTTCAAGGTAGTTAGGGATAGCAACATGTTCATGACCACCACGTTTATACCGGTGAGTCGGCTGCTGACAGCTGACCAGCCCCAGCTCTTTCATGAGCCTGCCAGCAAGCCAGCGTCCCATCTGGTAGCCTCTCCGGGTTGCCATTGTGGCGATGCTTCTTGCTCCGGCCGAACCATGGCTGATGCCATGTAGCTCAAGTACCTGACTGCGTAATACAGCCCGTCTGCCGTCTGGTTTTTCAGGACGGTTTTTCCAGTATCTGTAGCTGCTGCGATGAACCCCGAACACTTGGCAGAGTGTGACCACAGGATAATGCGCTCTGAGTTTCCCGATTATCGAGAACTGTTCAGGGAGTCTGACATCAAGAGCGCGGTAGCCTTTTTTAATATTTCATTCTCCATTTCAATGCGTTGTAGCTTTTTCCTCAGCTTACGTATTTCGATTTGTTCTGGTGTTATCGGAGAGGCTTTTGGTGTTTTGCCCTGACGCTCATCACGCAGTTGTTTGACCCATCTTGTCATTGTGGAAAGGCCAACATCCATAGCTTTGGCGGCATCTGCCACCGTGTATTTCTGGTCAACAACCAGTTGAGCGGATTCGCGTTTAAACTCTGCGCTAAAATTTCTTTTTTTCATTGGAGCACCTGTGTTGTTCTGAGGTGAGCATATCACCTCTGTTCAGGTGGCCAAATTCAGTGTGCCACTTCAGGAATCGAACCCGCATCATCAGCTTGGAAGGCTGAGGTAATAGCCATTATACGATGCCCGCATATGGTGCCGACTACCGGAATCGAACTGGTGACCTACTGATTACAAGTCAGTTGCTCTGCCTGCTGAGCTAAGTCGGCGCTGGCCCACCACCGAGGACTCGAACCTCGCACCGTCAACTTAGAAGGTTGATGCTCTATCCGGATGAGCTAGTGGTGGTTGGTGGCCCTTGCTGGACTTGAACCAGCGACCTGGCGATTATGAGTCGCTCGCTCTGACCAACTGAGCTAAAGGGCCGGAGGCAGAATAATAACCATATGTCATCACATCTGCAAACCCATCTGACCACCAGCACGTTTAACGTCCTGTGCCGTTTTTCAGGTATAAAAAAACCCGCATAAAGCGGGCTCTTTCAAATGTCCATGTCTGCTATTCGCCTCGCGGTACAGCTTTGCGAAGCGTACAAGAATTGAAGCAGTTTTTACGTCAAAAAGCAATAACTTTTTTCTCTATACCAAAAGCCATAACCATTGGTTTGTACAAAATAAATTCTGCCACCTTTAGCCAATGCTCAATGCGTCTTTCACAGGTTCTTAAACTCCATTTCGGGTGTGCATCATTCAGCAGTTCAGCCATTTTGCGTTTGGTCATCCCCCGCCCCTCATACCGTTGCCGAAGGACGCTAATCAATCCTGGATGCTCTGCCAGCACCTCACTTATGACCCGATCAATACATAACGCCTCTGCATCAGTACAATGCGCCAGCCAGCTCTTTTGCTTACCGTTAATCATATCCCGCAAAAAAGCCTCAAGTTCAGACTTGTTCAGACCTGCTTTTTTCATCCTCCGGAGCGCCTCGTTAATTGCCGTTTTTGTCAGCTTTTTAGAGGCCAACAACTGGTTGAACATATTCCCCGTCTTACCGCCGCCAATATACGACCAGCGCCCCCACATGCGCAGTTTTCCCTGAATCCAGACACTTTCCAGCGTGGTGAGACGAAGGTGTTCCCCGCTTTTGCCTGTATTTGTTGGGTAAATCATAAATAACCTTCCTGAGGTGTACTGGCAATAGCGGACACTACCATTTGTTCTTTTTTTAAGCAGCCATCTGATGATATTTTTCCCTGAAGGCTGCCGGGGAGATATTCCCCAGACGAGAGTGACGACGCTGACGATTGTAGAAAATCTCAATGTATTCCCGTATTACTGAGATGGCTTCATCCCGGTTATTAAAACGATAGTGGCTCAGGCTCTCATTTTTCAGCGTTCCCCAGAAGCTTTCCATCGGAGCGTTGTCGTAACAGTGACCTTTACGTGACATTGATGTTTTCAGACCAGACTGCTCCTGTATGACCCGGTAATCGTATGCGCAGTACTGTGAACCTCGATCAGAGTGGTGGATTAGCCCGGCAGGTGGGCGCTGGCTCCTGAGCGCCATAAACAGGGCTTTACCTGTCAGCTCTTTTGTCATGCGCTCTCCCATGGCGTAGCCGACAATTTCGCACGTATAAACATCTTTGATGCCAGCGAGGTACAACCATCCCTCCTGTGTGGCAACATACGTCAGGTCCGCCACCCAGACCTGATTTGGTGCTGTAGGAGCGAACGTCTGGTTCAGCAGATTTGGCGCAACTGGCAGATTGTGGTTCGGGTTCGTAGTCGCTCTGAACTTGCGTTTCTGCTTACAGCGTAGCCTTAGCTCCTTACGAAGACGTGCCAGTCGGTCACGACCAACGATGATGCCATTCTCTGCCAGCTCCGTCTGGAGCCGCCGGGTTCCATATGTTTCGCGAGTGCGGATATGTGCCACCTTAATCTCCAGTTTTAGCCGCTCATCACTTTGTTTTCTGTCTGAGGGTTCATGCTGTACCCAGTTGTAATAACCGCTCCTGGATACACCAAATACCTGACACATCGCTTCAATGGGAAATTGTTGTCGCCATTGTTCGATTAACGCGTATTTTTCAGCGACTCCTGTGCAAAATACGCTGTTGCTTTTTTTAATATATCTCGCTCAAGGCGAGCTTCATTTAACGCCTTACGCAGTTGCAGAATTTCAGATTCCAGTTCAGCCACCGTGCGGGAACCAGGAGTACCGAGCCCTTTTCTGGCGGCGGTAACCCATTGTCCTAAAGTGCCTTCAGGAAGGGATAATCGGGAAGCGCCTTCACTGATCGAAAGTTGATTTTCAAGAACCGTTCTGACAGCTTCGGCTTTGAACTCTTTAGAGTAACGTTGGTTTTTTCTGCTCATTATTAGCTCCTTCTGATGCCATTCTATTTCAGGAAGGAGTGTCCGTTAAACTCAGGCTACCTCATCCTTTCTCCAGATTTCTTGCGTGCGAAAAACACCTTCTGCATGCATCAGGCGTAATTCTTCTTTGGTGTAATCGCTTGTTTTTACCCGCCAGTCGGTAATGCGCCAGCACAGACGTTTCCGGATCGTGATTGCAGTAGCCAGGAATTCTGACGGTGCACATCTGCCCCCGCGCCGCTTTACGTAAATCCACCATTACGCAAACTCCAGTAGCTGCGCGGCCACATTTTCGACTTGTTCCGGAGAGGAAAATTTACGGAACAGGATCCAGTTCCACAGTACATTCAGCACAGATTTATAAACCTGCTGAAACTCGGTTTCGTCCATATTCGCAAACGAGATGGATTTCGCCCTGCGCCCACGGCTACCGTCCGGATAAATATGCTCGGTGTAAAATCCGGCCTGAATGGTTACCCACTCGCGGAAAGCCTCAAACGACTTTAGCAATGCTGTATCTCGGGTTCTGCGTGTCGCAACTGTATTCAGATATTGCTCTGCGGCTTCGCTCAGAGCTGGCGTATGTTCCCGGCCTACTGATTCGCACAGGTACTCAACGAAGCCTGATACCAGTTCTCGTTCGCGAGGCGTAATCGCCCCACCGATCGGAGTCCAGTAATCGAATCCCAGTTGCAGGAGTTTGAAAAAACGCTTGTGGAATGCGTAGTTACGCACACGCTTAAAGTCTGCGTGTATCCACTCACCTGTTTTGATTTGATGCAGAAAATCGCAACTCTCCGGCGTCGCCGGGAGAAGTAATCCGGAAGAGGTTTGTTTGATCAGTTGTATATGCGCCATCGGCTTTCTCCGGTGGCACGGTGTTACACAGCAGGAGTTCAATCCTGCTCAAGATTGTAGATGAGTTTATTCTTCAGCAAAAGCAGAAAACCAGCCTTAAAACCAATCTCTTTCAAAACCCGTAATGATGTGACAAATTCGTCCTCACGCAAAATAAAACCGTCCGTCAGAAGTCCATTACAAAAATAAAATAACACAGCACCGCTCTTCCTTTGTTGAGATTGCAAACATCTAATGCGGCAATGGCTGACAATCGCTCCATTCTCAACGCGCACAGCATAGAGGCCATTTTCACTAAAAATTTCACGCAATTCTTCGATTTTCATCTTCAGAATCCTTCCAGATAAATAGCTCTCCCCTGTTCGGGGTCCATCCCTCTTCTCCCTGCGCGCTACTTAAGTGAGTCGATTCTATCTGCGAAGGTGCGCGAATCAAATTCACCGGAAATAAACAACAAAAAACCCGCCGAAACGCTGAGAGATCACAGCGATGGGCGGGTTAAGTGCGGGTGCGTTGAGGATGCCTGACACATCAGAGGTGGGCGGGGATGGGATCAGCTCCCCGCCCGGTCACTCTTACTTCCTGGATTCGTAGTCTACGAAGACAGCGACCTCCGTCTGGCCGGTTCGGATTCGTACCTCACAGAGGTCTTTCCTCGTTACCAGTGCCGTCACTATGACGGTTAAACAGATGACGATCAGGGCGATTAACATCGCCTTTTGCTGCTTCATAGCCTGCTTCTCCTTGCCTTTCGGCATGTAAGAGGCTAACCTACATGTGCAAAGCATGAAATTGGCCTCAGATTAATGTTAAGCGTCTTGCCGGACGCGTAATGTTAACTGGGGCTTTTCTCTATCTGCCTTTTGGTGTTCATGCCTGAAGCAGATAGCCTGAAGCAGATAGCCTCAAGCACCCGCAGTCATTCTACTTACCTCGCCAATATGAAATCAATCAGAAAGGTGCCCCATAAAATCACTCCTTCTCTTCTTTACCGTAGTGGAGTTGACCAATTTTGATAAGAGGGCGTCCCTGAGATTTGCGGTGTAGATTGGTATCGCGCAGAGAATACACACAGCCACAATATTCCTGCTGATAGAATTTTTCGCGCTTGCTGATTTCAATCATACGGGACGAGCCTCCCTGCTTGCGCCAGTTATAATCCCAGTACACCATGCCCGGATAATGCGCGACGGCTCGCCGCCCACAGTCGTTAACCTGCTGCATATTTTTCCAGCGTGAAATGCCCAGTGAACTGCTGATCACACTGAAACCATTTTCAGCGGCGTACAGCGCTGTCCGCTCAAAACGCATGTCAAAACACATGGTGCAACGGATCCCTCGTTCGGGCTCCCATTCCATTCCTTTGGCTCGTTCAAACCAGTTGTCTGTGTCGTAATCAGCATCAATAAACGGCACGCCGTGTTGTTCAGCAAAGCGAATATTCTCATCCTTACGAATTAAATACTCTTTCTGAGGATGAATGTTCGGGTTGTAGAAAAAGATGGTGTAGTCGATTCCCGAGGCCTGAAGCGCCTCCATCACCTCACCGGAACATGGAGCACAGCAAGAGTGCAGTAGTAGTTTGTTTGCCCCGTTTGGGAGCTCCAATTTGGGCCGTTTGAAATCAGCAACTGTCATAAATATGTTTATTGGGGTCATAAAAATATCAAAGAGTGTAGCATTAGAACGGGGCTATCGGAAACAGATGTGTGACTGCTCCCCGCCCTTTCGGGCTGAAGTGGCACACTGAATTTGGCCACCTGAACAGAGGTGATATGCTCACCTCAGAACAACACAGGTGCTCCAATGAAAAAAAGAAATTTTAGCGCAGAGTTTAAACGCGAATCCGCTCAACTGGTTGTTGACCAGAAATACACGGTGGCAGATGCTGCCAAAGCTATGGATGTTGGCCTTTCCACAATGACAAGATGGGTCAAACAACTGCGTGATGAGCGTCAGGGCAAAACACCAAAAGCCTCTCCGATAACACCAGAACAAATCGAAATACGTAAGCTGAGGAAAAAGCTACAACGCATTGAAATGGAGAATGAAATATTAAAAAAGGCTACCGCGCTCTTGATGTCAGACTCCCTGAACTGTTCTCGATAATCGGGATGAACCGCCCCGGGTTTCCTGGAGAGTGTTTTATCTGTGAACTCAGGCTGCCAGATCATCGTTTCCGATGGAAGCATAATAAGCTTTTTCTGCTTCTGCCGGAGGGATGTGGCCCAGCCTTTCCAGCAATCGTCGATTATTATACCAGTCCACCCACGTGAGTGTGGCCAGTTCCACTTCTGCACGGTTTTTCCAGCTCTTACGGTGTATTACCTCCGCTTTGTAAAGACCATTGATGCTCTCCGCCATCGCGTTGTCATACGAGTCGCCTGTACTTCCTGTTGATGCCAGTAATCCGGCTTCCTTAAGCCGCTGTGTGTAGGCCAGCGATACATACTGAGAACCTTTATCACTGTGATGGACCGTGCCGGACGGTCGACGGGCCCATAACGCCTGCTCCAGAGCATCCAGCACGAATGTCGTTTCCATGGACGATGAGACCCGCCACCCCACGATGTATCCGGCAAACACATCAATAATGAACGCCACATAGACGAAGCCCTGCCATGTGCTGACGTAAGTAAAATCAGCCACCCACAGCTGGTCAGGTCGTTCTGCCACGAACTGACGGTTTACGCGGTCGCCTGCGGCAACGGCTTTCCGGCTGATGATCGTACGGACCTTTTTACCCCGGAGAACACCGGCAAGTCCCATAACCGCCATGAGACGTGCCACAGTGCATCTGGCCACTCTGATACCTTCCCGTAACAACTGACGCCAGACTTTACGCACACCGTATACCTGATGATTCCCATCGTATACGCGCAGTATCTCTTTCTTCAGCCAGTCATCGCGCTGCGCACGGGCACTGCGTTTATCAGGATGATGTCGCTGTTGCTGACAGTGGTAATACGTTGACGGGGCAATATGTAGTTCACTGCATACCGGTCCGACCCCGTACAGCTTACGCAGCTTATCCAGCAGTGGCATCACTTTTTCCAGAGGCGGTCGAACTCCGCCTTCGCAAAATAAGCGGAAGCCTGGCGAAGGATATCGTTACTGCGGCGCAGTTCACGATTTTCACGTTCCAGCTCTTTCAGACGCTGACGTTCAGCGGTGGTGAGCCCGCCATCACCGCCTCCGGTATCCCGCTCATGCTGGCGTACCCAGACACGCAGAGTCTCCGGTGTACAGCCAATCTTTGGGGCAATGGAACAAATTGCCGCCCACTGTGAGTCATATTCGCCCTGACTTTCCAGAACCATACGAATCGCCCTCTGACGGACTTCGGGGGAAAAACGAGTATTTTTAGTCATCCTGTTTACCTCTTTCTCAGGAAGTTTAGTCTCCAGGATTCCCGGGGCGGTTCACGTAGCCTTAGCTCCTTACGAAGACGTGCCAGTCGGTCACGACCAACGATGATGCCATTCTCTGCCAGCTCCGTCTGGAGCCGCCGGGTTCCATATGTTTCGCGAGTGCGGATATGTGCCACCTTAATCTCCAGTTTTAGCCGCTCATCACTTTGTTTTCTGTCTGAGGGTTCATGCTGTACCCAGTTGTAATAACCGCTCCTGGATACACCAAATACCTGACACATCGCTTCAATGGGAAATTGTTGTCGCCATTGTTCGATTAACGCGTATTTTTCAGCGACTCCTGTGCAAAATACGCTGTTGCTTTTTTTAATATATCTCGCTCAAGGCGAGCTTCATTTAACGCCTTACGCAGTTGCAGAATTTCAGATTCCAGTTCAGCCACCGTGCGGGAACCAGGAGTACCGAGCCCTTTTCTGGCGGCGGTAACCCATTGTCCTAAAGTGCCTTCAGGAAGGGATAATCGGGAAGCGCCTTCACTGATCGAAAGTTGATTTTCAAGAACCGTTCTGACAGCTTCGGCTTTGAACTCTTTAGAGTAACGTTGGTTTTTTCTGCTCATTATTAGCTCCTTCTGATGCCATTCTATTTCAGGAAGGAGTGTCCGTTAAACTCAGGCTACCTCAGACTCATGATATGTCTAAATTACCAACAGGTGTCGAGATTCGAGGTAAATACATTCGCATCTGGTTCATGTTTCGAGGAAAACGATGTCGGGAAACATTGAAAGGCTGGGAGATTACTAACAGTAACATTAAAAAGGCCGGGAATTTAAGAGCGTTGATAGTTCATGAAATCAGTTCCGGTGAATTTGAGTATTTAAGACGTTTTCCCCAGTCCAGCACTGGGGCAAAAATGGTGACAACGAGGGTCATAAAAACATTCGGGGAGCTTTGTGATATCTGGACAAAAATTAAAGAGACAGAGTTAACAACAAACACAATGAAGAAAACGAAATCACAATTAAAAACACTCAGGATAATAATTTGTGAGAGTACCCCGATATCGCATATTCGTTATAGCGATATCTTAAACTACCGGAATGAACTGCTGCATGGAGAAACGCTTTACCTAGATAATCCAAGATCCAACAAAAAAGGAAGAACCGTGCGCACAGTTGATAGCTATATCGCCCTGCTCTGTTCGTTGTTACGTTTTGCGTATCAGTCGGGATTTATATCAACCAAACCATTTGAAGGAGTAAAAAAATTACAGCGAAACAGAATAAAACCTGACCCGTTATCTAAAACAGAATTCAATGCATTAATGGAAAGTGAAAAAGGACAGAGCCAAAACTTGTGGAAATTTGCCGTTTACTCCGGGCTTCGTCACGGGGAACTGGCAGCTCTGGCGTGGGAGGATGTGGATTTCGAGAAGGGAATTGTGAATGTCAGAAGAAACCTGACGATACTTGATATGTTCGGTCCCCCAAAAACAAATGCCGGGATCCGGACGGTAACATTACTGCAGCCGGCTCTTGAAGCACTGAAGGAGCAATACAAACTGACCGGGCATCATCGCAAAAGCGAAATCACTTTTTATCATCGGGAGTACGGCAGAACTGAAAAGCAAAAACTGCATTTTGTTTTCATGCCCAGGGTGTGTAACGAAAAACAGAAACCTTATTACTCGGTAAGCAGTTTGGGTGCAAGATGGAATGCAGCAGTAAAACGTGCTGGTATTCGCCGCCGTAATCCGTACCATACGCGACATACTTTTGCCTGCTGGCTGTTGACGGCAGGAGCGAACCCGGCATTTATAGCCAGCCAGATGGGGCATGAAACTGCGCAAATGGTGTATGAAATTTACGGTATGTGGATTGATGACATGAACGACGAACAGATAGCCATGTTGAATGCGCGGTTATCGTAG